GACTGCCTACTCTGGTATGACCCTTGCTCTCTATATCCTCTTTCGCTCTGTCCTGGCTTCGCTCGCTGGCTATTCCTTCGGTCTTCCTCCCTTCCTGGTGATGATCTTGGGTATTGCCGTGCCTCCAGCGGCTCCGTTCTGCATTTCGGCTTATATGACCATCTGGGCCGGGGTAACGGTTTATTCGTGGAAAGTCGAAGCGCTGTCATACTTCAAAAACGTCTAGGGGTTCGGCATGGCTGTTTACATCGTTCAAGGCAAATTAGGAACCGGAAAGGGAAAATATGTGGTTCAAAAAATGCGCGAGGCTTTGCGGGATGGAAAACGGGTGGCGACAAATGTCGATCTATGGCTTGATAACCTTCTTCCCGAGGCTAGTCGCGCTACTGTCGTTCGTGTTCCTGATAAACCCACTGCTGATGATCTCGACGCTGCTGGACACGGCAACCCGGACAGCTATGACGAGGAAAAAAATGGGTTGCTCGTCTTGGATGAATTAGGGTCATGGCTCAACACTCGGTCCTTTCAGGACAAGCACCGGGCGGGGATTCTGGATTGGTTCATCCATGCCCGTAAGAAGGGTTGGGACTGTTACCTGATCGTCCAAAGTCTGGACATGGTTGATAAACAGGTTCGCGTCGGTGTCGCTGAGTACCTTGTCAAGTGCGTCAGGCTTGATAAAGTCCGAATCCCTGTTATCGGGCGCGTCCTGGGCAAAAAGGGAACCCTTCCACGGTTTCACATTGCCAACATCACACTGTCGGATGTTCCGGGGGTCAAGATTGACTCTGAATACTATCGCGCTGATGATGTTCATTCAGCCTATGACACTCGGCAAATATTCCGTGATTGGGTGCGCGATCCTGTCAACCCTGCGTTTCATTCGGAAACCTATGTTGGGCCGTTTAGTTATCTGTCTCCTTGGCATTTAAAGGGGCGTTTTGCCAAGCCTGCTGCCGCTGCTCGTCGCTGGTGGTTTCAGACTCAATCCAAGGTAGTCAACGAGTTGAAACCTAAGTTCGCTCTTATCCAAAATCTGGCATCACTCCCTAAGGATGCGGCATGGATTCATGCAAGGGCTTTGACCATGGCGGGGGTGATTTGATGGGCCTTACTATCTTCTGGGTCGTCTGTGCTTGGGTCGTTTACAAACAGGCCATGATCTTGTTTGACACTTTTACCGAGGATTGAACTAGTTCATGGTTGGTTGGGGGGTGGTTGCATCCTGCACATTTCGTAAAAATCAAGGCTTCAACAACTGAAAGGCGAAAAATGATTGATATCCAACTGGTTCGTATCTCACTTGACATTGCCGAAAATGAATCGGATGTTTTGCAAACCTTCATCGCGGCAAATCCCGGCATTCCGTTAGAAGTTGCTCAAGTGATTCACTGGCGGGTTACGGCTTTGGATCTGATGATTGTCCACTTTGAAAAGCAGTTAAAGGAAATCCCCGTTCCTGTCTGACAAACTGCCTTCATGAGTCCCGGTGAGCGAATAGCGTAAACCGGGGCGATGGGGGGTATGGGGGGGCGCCCTCGCCCTCCCATGGTCAACCGTAAATCGTTAACGTGCCGGTTGAAAAAGTACCCTGTGCGGTGTGCATGTTATACATCGTATCAAGTACAACAGGCCATCATGCGCCGCGTTGATAACCTGGGCGGCATTGGCTGAACCTGAAAGCATGGCCGCGCCAGTCGCTTGCAATGCTTTTTTTAGGGCTTGCTTGAGTAGCTCTCCCTTCTCTGTGCCCTCATGCTGGCTTATCAAAGCTCTTGCGGCCCAATCATCTGCGCTTAACCCTGCGATATAGGCTAATAAGGCTTGGTCCGCTGGTGGACATGGCTTTCTGCCGTGCCTCCAATCACTCACGGCTTGCTTCTTTACGTCCAAAAATGCGGCCAGTTTTGTGTCGCTTCCTGTCTCTTTTTTGGCACGGTCTAAAAGTTCGTCTAAATAAATTGGTTTGTTTGGCATATGGGGTCACCTTTTAGGTTACTATCCGCAACGAGTCACCGGATAGGTTACTACTTCTCCTCCCTGACTCTGATTGACATATTTTGACATTTTAAAGGATCAACCATGATTAAGATTGTTATTAGCTCTCCCGATGTTGTCAACCGTGCCGGGGTCGGCAAGGTGTCAGGAAAACCCTACGACTTCAACATCCAGACCGCGCACGCTTTCACCGTTTCAGATCAGGGCGTGGTCGCTGACTTCCCTGACAAATTTGAAATCATGCTGGATAAAGGTCAAGCGCCCTATGCGCGTGGTGCTTATACGCTTTCCCCCTCGGCTGTGTACGTTTCTCGGGATGGTCGGCTTGAATGCCGTCCTCGGTTGATCCCTGTCCCGGCTGTGTCTAAAGCTTGAGGGGGAATCCTTCATGTCACTAAACCATGATGACATGCAGCAAATACACCATGTGGCACGGCTGGCGGTTCTCGCCCTCTGTGCCCGTGGTGTTGCTGCGTCCGAATTTGAAAACCCCGAGATTCAATCCGTCCAGGTCGTTGTCTTTCGTCCTGAACCGGGCGCTGTTGAACTCCCGGCTGAACTGGTGATTTTTGGTGCGTCCGATGTTCCCATGGGTGGGGTGAACCTGTGAAATTCTCCGTCACCCTTCCGGCGCGTTCTCGCGCAAAGCTGCCGCCGGAGCAACACGTCCGGCGCTTTGATCACGCTCCCACCTATCAGGCTTATATCCGCGCATGGTCGGAGGCTGGATTCGTGATTCTGTTCGATGGGCCTCATTCGTGCCGGGTCATTGGGGCGGGTGAATGATGCCCTTCTCTGCTCTCTCCCTGGCGCTGTCTGTCGGCCTCGTGTCGGCGGTCTATTCTCTCGCTCACTTCCTTGCCTCGGTGGTCGCATGAGTCACACTGCCGGCCAGATCGCTAAATATCCGGTTCTCCAGCCCTCCACGTTGGCGGCTGGTTATCGTGCTTCTGAGTCGGCTATCCGTGCTTCCTTTGACCGGGCCTGCGCCACGGTGCCGCCTGACGCGCCAGCGGCAGTCAGCACCGGGGCGGGGCTTGTCCCATTTAAAACAAGTCTAGAAAGTCTAGATTTGTGCATCAATATCGCTCCCTCGGCTGTAGCGGAGCGTCGGGTCAAGCGTTTAAAAAAATCTGTGTGGGCCTCGGGACACCTTCACGGCATGGCGCAAAACGGCTTCAGGGCTGCGAAACCGTGGTTTGTAACCCTCACCTATGCCAGTGCAAACGGATGGATTCCTAAGCACGTTTCTGATGCTGTGCAAGCCTTCCGTAAATGGTGCATGGCGCGTGACTATCCCTGCCGTTATACGTGGGTCGCTGAGATTCAACCCAAGCGGCTGGAGCGTACTGGCGAGTCTGTCGTCCATTACCACTTGCTGGCATGGCTCCCGGTTGGCGTCAACATGCCCCACTGGGATCGGCCTACACGTACTCCATCGGGTCGGCATCGTGCCGCTTTCTGGCCTCACGGCATGAGCAATACGGAAATTGCAAAAAGTGGCGTTGGCTACTTGATGAAATATCTGTCGAAACTGGGCGAATTGACCCGTTTCCCAAAGGGCCTGCGCTTGTATGGGATCGGCGGGTTATGTGATCAGGGTCGCGCTGTGCGTTCCTGGCTAAATCTTCCCGAGTGGGTCAAGTCCCTGCATGGCGTCGGTGAAGTGTTCCGGGCTGGTGCTGCTCTGGTGGTCAGGGCAACAGGCGAGATTCTGGAACCTGCCTATTCGGTGCGGCTGATTCCGTCCGGGTTGATCTTAACCAAGCTGCGGGAACTCCCGGCGCGTTGGTTTGATGGTGCTTATTCGTCGGTTTCCTTCTCATGAAAACACTTTTTTATGTTTCTCTCACTCTGTATCTATCTGGCTGCGCTGGCTTTGTCCCTATGGATATCCCTGCCACGTTTGGCCCGGTTGATCACTTTTTTAAGGCTTGATCATGACTGAAACAGGAATGCTTATTTCCGTCCTGGTGGTTGTCGCTGTGTTCTTCGCCGGGTTGATCGGCTATTCCCATGGGGGTCGCTCATGACTGATGCAGAGTTTCTGGCGTGGTTCATTGGCTCGTTGGTTGCTGTCTACTGGCTCGGCTTCCAGTGGGGCAAATATGCAAAGATTATTAGGGATTTGGGCAATGCTGCCTAAAGCGTCGGCGGGTCGTTTATCCGCTATTTTGAAAGGTTCTGAAATGAACAAAACTGCTCTCCGTGTTGGTGCTGGTGCCTTGGCTCTGGCTTCTGTGTCTTCGTTCGCTGCTCTCGATGCTGCTATCACTAGCGGCGTGGGTGGTGCTGTTGCTGACATTCTGCTTGTCATCGCTCTCGGTGGCGCTGCCTTCGTGACGATTGCCAGTGGTGGCGTGGTCTGGAACGTGGCCGCCAAATTCATCAAGCGACTCGGCCCTAAGGCTTAATTGCCATGATTACAGCACTGGCCCTCTTTCGTCGCGTCTGCGGGTCAGTCGCTGTTCTTTGGTTCCTTCTCTTTTCTTCTTCGTCCTTTGCTCTAATTCCCAAGGTTAACGGCTTTATTTACTATGACGGCGTAGTTACTATGTCGGCTAATCCAAAGTATTCTCCGGAAGATGTATTTTTTGCTCTCGCTGCTGCTGAAACATCCTATCACCTGTGCTTCAACTATGCCACTTCAAAGCCTGCCCAATGTGCAACGGCTTGGCCTAATCCCTTTACTGGTACTGGCTACGAATCTAAGGCAACGGCCGTCTATAAATACAATAAATCTAACAATGCTTATGCATCTGCCTTCACATATACCGTTTACAGGAATACCGGGCTAGTTTGCCCTGCGAATTCCACTTTGTCCGGTTCTCAATGTGCTTGTAACGCTGAGTTTGTCGAAGATGGTACACACACACAATGTATACCTGTTCCTGTCAATCCTTGTACTGCTATCGTCGGACAGGATATGACATTCAATGGCACGGTCGGCTATAACCGTTCGCCTGTCAATACCGAATGGCCTGAGTTAACTCCTACTGGTGCCGCTAACGGTCAAAAGCTCTCCGGCATTCCCCAGGCTGGCTCATGCATAAATGGTTGCGTTCGAAACCCTGTCGCTATTGAGGATTTTTGGATTTCCAGTGAACCCGGCCCAACAGGGCTATATCGAATTTCTGTCGATGCTACATTTCGTGCCACTGGTCAACAATGCGCTGCTCCTCCTTCTAATGCAGACCCTGTTTTTGGTGCACCTACTACTGCTCCAGCGTGTAACGGTTTTCTCGGTTCTGTCAATGGCAAAACAACGTGTGTTTCTACGTCAACGGGCTCGACTAACATCGTTGCGCCCTATAAATCTGCCCTTATTGGAAACCCTGTTGCGGGTGCCGATAGCGGCAACGGTGCCAACATTCCTATTCTTGGCAGCGGTCAAAACAGCGGTGGGCCGTTGACCTCCAAAGATGGTTCATTTCAGGATTCCTCCGGGGCCGTCATTCCCAAGGTCGGCGCGTCTGCTCCTTCTGGTCGTGCCTCTGCTCCTGGTGATGGTACTGAACAGCTTAACTGTGGTGCACCGGGTCAACCCGTTTGCGCTGTGAAGATGGATGAATCTGGCGTTCTGACTACGCCAAAAATAGACGGTTTGGATAAGATTGACGCAGCAAAATCGGCGCTAGATTCAGGCATCGCCGGGGCGGTCAGTTCTGAGGGAAAAGATACGTCGTGGGGTATTACTCCATCATGGCTGAACCATGTCGGAACCTGTTCGCCTGTGGTGCTTTGGACACTTCCCGCAAAAATGGGCGCGCAACAAATCACGTTTGACATCTGCCCATTGCTGCCCACGATGTATCTTTTGATGAATTGGCTTTGGGTCGTTTGGACCTTCTTCATCGTCGTTGGCATGGTCTACCGTGTCACCACTAAGGCGGCTGTATGACAATGCTTGCAACCCTGCTCGGCAACCTGTTTGCCGGGCTTTTGACTTGGTTTGGTGCTTATGTATCAAAGCGGGTCGCGTTTGGCCTCGCGTCCGTGACTGCCTACTCTGGTATGACCCTTGCTCTCTATATCCTCTTTCGCTCTGTCCTGGCTTCGCTCGCTGGCTATTCCTTCGGTCTTCCTCCCTTCCTGGTGATGATCTTGGGTATTGCCGTGCCTCCAGCGGCTCC